TCCAGCATCTGCCTCTATCTTGGCTGCTAATTCTCTTGTAACCTTTCTCCACATACCTGAAACATTTTCTGTAACTATTTCGTCAATTGCTTGTTGTATTAGTAATTCCTGATCAGGATCAGAGAGGTCGTGCGAATCTCTTACTATTCTACCTAGGAAGGCTGCCGTGTTGTAGCCAAGGCGTAGGTCGTATGCCATCCACTCATCGAATCGAGTGAAAGGATTGAATGGATTGTCTACAGTAGTAAGCATGTACTCGATTGGTTCTTCTATTGATTCAGTGTCAGTCATGATCACCTACTCATTGAGACTTACTCTGAGTGTGGTCACGCCAACTCCTAGTGCATCGGCTACCTCAGCTGTAGTGTAGCCAGACGCCAACATAGACTGGGCTCTTGCCTTCTTAGAATTAGTCATCTTCACCATGTTCTTGGGTAGAGCCAGGCCTTTGATGTGATCGGCGTCACTATTCTTAAGGATCTTGGTCAGCTTATTAGTACTGATAGCACCAGCTTGAATAGCATCCCACTCACTGGGTGTGATAGTAATCTTCTCTTTCTTAGCACCCGTTCTAGTTCTATACTTATCAAGTTCTTGATTCTTTATCTTTGTTATCTCATCTTTCTCCATGTTCGGGTTAGCCTGGCGTCTCTGACCAACAGATGCGTTTGCTAGGAGCTGGGCTTGTCTTTCAAAGGGGGCGTTTCTTTCAGCTATACGAATCTTACGATCTAGAGATTCAACTTCATTGGCGTAAACTTTCTTCGCTGAACTAGAGGTGGGGTTTCCTTTGAGGGGGAGGGCTTCTTTACGAGCTTGATTAGCCAAGGCCTTCAGTTGATTGGAGTGGGTGGCATAGATAGCTTCCATATGGGTACCAGATGAAAGCTCGAAGGCATCGTCATGAACAGATAGTCTCTCTACCTTCTCTTTGACCAACGCCGTCTTACCTGTATCATACCACTCTTTCTTTCCAGTGACAGGATTTATCCTAGACTTACGAACTGGCTTAATGTATCCTGTCTCTTCAAAGACCTTCTTGCCTGTAGCCGGGTCAATAGGGCCACCTCTTCTAGCAGGTCTCGGTCTTCTTTGAGGAATACGAGTCTCAGCCTTGGCTTGGCTGATCAAGGTCGAAGCTCCACCTCTTTTTCTACCACTATAATCTTGATACTCCTCTTTCAAAGAACGAATACCATTATCTTTCTCCGACTGCTTGTAATCAAGACCATGTTTCTCGGCATCGATGACAACCATTGAATGTCGAATAGCTCGAGAAAGTTGTTCGTTATTTGCACCCTTCAGAGACATGTCTGTGATGAGATTCGAGATCTGCCCCATCTCAGAGGCTTTTTGAGGAGACGTCATTCTTGGAATAGGGTTATCCTTAGGGATCTTGTACACCATAGGATCGAAACCCTTCAATCCCTCAAGAGCCGGAAGGCTTTGTACCTGTCTCTTGTTATTAGGAATGAGAAGAACTGTATCCCCATCGAAATCGGCACCTGACAATCTCTCGGCAACTGAATGGTGAATGCCGACAGCATCGTGTCTCAACGTATCCTTACCGGTGCCGATCATTTTTCTCGCTTCACGATTCCTATTGTTCACCGTCAATTGAGGAATCTCGAAAGGCCCACCATGAGGGAATCGTACAAGAGCTACACGATCTCCATCTCTCATCGTAGGTGCATAGATCTCATTAGGTTTCATCGAAGAAACCGGAAGAAGAACCTTGGTTGCTTGCCTGGGAAGAGACGCCGCTTTGAGATGCACTGCTGCAGAATCGGTACTATCTGCGAACTTGAGAAGAAGATCTTTTTTCACAGTTGGATTCGTCAACGCCTGAATCTCAGCGTGTTCTCTGAGACGTCTTTCATACGTCACTCTAAGCTGTTGCGTAGCAAGATCCGGACTTTGCTTCGAGAGCATCTGAGAAGGAAGATTTTTCGACCAGGAATCCCAGGATCCTTCTTCTCCAGAACCTTCTTTTCTTCCTACAAGATTCATCACTGAAACAGTCTTGCCATCCGGCCCATGAACCTGATGAGTGATTGCTCCGAACGGAAGCTCAGGATCATCCGACAACTCTTTCATGGCATCTTTCTTACGACCGGTGTCAGGTTGCTTCGTATGGAACTGAACATCAATACCCTCAGGAAGGTCATCTTTATAGACAGCCATTCCTTTCAGGTAATGAGTACCATCGACAGCAATACGAACCTGTCCATAATTAGATGATCCAATAGAAAGTTCTTGTTTTCCCGGACGAACATAGATCATCCCATCAGCTTTGGCACCTTCTGGACCGTAGACAACTTGAACTTTTCTTGAACTAAGATTCTTAGGAGGCTGAACCTTCAAGAAACTCCGGCCATGATCCTCGGAATATTGCTGGATCTGCTTGATTTGAGATCGATTTGTCTCAACTTCTTTCTTGGTGGTACCAGGAGGAGCCAACACTTTCAACTGTGTGAATTTACCAGTACCGATCTGTTGCACCTTGATCGGATGAACCTGATATCCTTCTTCCTTCAAAACCTCTACTGCAGTCTTAAGTCTTGTATCCGTAACACCGATTTGATGCTCTACACCAGCGCCGATATCAATGTACTTCTTTTCCTTAACTTGATCTCGAAGCATATTGGCCGTGGTCTGAATCGCATCGGCTTTGTCTTTCTCACCAGGAACGAGATCAGCGCGAACAGAAGATTCGTTACGTCCTTGACGTCTCGCAATCTCCGAGTTCGACCAACCCTTGTCCTTCAAACGCTGAGTAGCAAGGATTCTCTCTTGCTTCTGTTGGGCAAGAGCACTCGATTTCTTTGCTCGAAGCTGAGTTACTGAAGAAAGCCCCATACCTTGAGCAATTTCTTTTTCCGTCATCCCCTGCTGACCCAAATGCTTTACCGTCTGCAGGAAATCCCTGTTACGAGTACTTTCAGGCAACGCTTCACCGGAACCCCAAGGATATCGACCAGAACGTCGGGGAGTTCCATAGTGCTTCAGATGATTTTCTTCTGTAATTTCCACTAGGAATCACCTCCCTATGTTTCTTCCTCGAGCTTGCGATGACCGATCAACTTGTCAAAATATTGAATTCTCTCCATAATAAATGAAATATCCTCTGGGTCGGCGTCGAAGACCATGACCTCGTTGTCCTGATAGATACGCAACTCCATTTTGATCTCGAATGGGTTTTTCTCGTATTCGAGACAGAATAAAGCAGCATACACTTCTAGTTGGTGAACAGATCCAGGATATACCCCAGTTTTCAAATCATGAATTCGCAAAGTGTTATAACGAAAGCTGATTGTATCTGCGGTTCCAAAACAATTCTCCGAGTAGTAGAGAACTTGTTCACAATTCATCCTATGCTGAACCGCATCGTTTATATACAACCCGATAGTACCAACGAGAGCAGAACGTCTTCCTGCTTGGATCTCTCGGTGAGCGTACTCGTGCTGAGCAATGCCATATGCCGAAGCTTGAGCAGCAGTCCAACGCTCGAGTAATCTATCGGGTGTGTAATGAATCCAATGATACTGACTAGGACTTAAAAACGCATGCTCTCCTTGGAGACTCAAATGCCTGTTGAAGCGCACTCAGAACTTCCTCTTCGTTTTCAGGATAAATATAGGCAGCGAACGACATCTCGTCTAATTGCTCCACGTAGTAGTCTTGATTAGGTTGCCTATTAGCCGAAGCCGTAGGCTTGACTTCCAAAGAAGCCCAATTAAATTTCCAGAGAATAACCAAATCCGGAATTCCTTGTAAATATGAAGAATCCGATTTGAGAACCACGCATCCAGGAAACATTTTCTTGATTTTTCTGATCAATTTTGTTTGATATTGATTTTCGGTCATCCGTCCAACCTTACGATGTAAGGAACGAATATCGTAGGAGGAAGGTTTTCATGAGCAGTACCTGAACCTGCGTTATTGGTCCCAGGTGCTTCTGCATTAATCGAATGCTGATGATTCTGGTTCTGAGCTCCAGTAGTTCTTTGAAGAATACCCGCAGTTCCAGTTTGGTTGGTCGTCGTGAAAGCGTATTGACCGGCGACATCATTGTAAAGAGTATTAGGATGCTCGTTATGTGTAATCGTAGCATTTTCAGAATTAGTGAGACCACCATGTGAATGTGAATTGACCACATGGCCATGAGTAGCCAACTCGCCAACAGTCAACGCATGAGTCTCTTCGCCAGTTCGACCAGCTACGACAATAGCGGTAGCTCTGACTGTTCGATTCGCTCTCGTTCCACCAGGCATCTGATCAAGAGGCATAGGTAGAACTCCTCGAAGATCTGGAACACGGAAGTTACCCGCACCAGGATCAGAAGCGCCATGAGCAGTCTTCCACTCGGTGGCGATATTTGCAGAAGCCTCTGGATATGTAGCCGAAGAATAAATTGCTCCGTCAGCCCATACCCATTTTCCATACTTGGCCTGATCAGGAAGAGTCTTCCCTGACCAAAGCTTGATCTCACCAGGGATTCCTCCTGCAGGTCCCGCTGGACCCTGAGGACCGGTAAGAGCCATTTCCTGCCAGCCATCGCTTGTACGTACACGTACCGGATGAACGTTTACAGAACTCATCCAGAGACAGCTTCAGGAGGAACTTCGGGAGCAGGAAGAAGATAATTAGAAGCTTTACCCGCTTCTCCCGTTGACGGCATCATCGATACTGATACCGAAGAATGATCTTTATTTGAATCACCGCCAAGCGCATCAAGTATTAACTGCGCTGCAGCTTCTGCAGTATGGGGGAATGTTTCTCCATCACCAAGCTGCACCATTGAGGTTATCTGCATAATATGTCTCCTTTATGAGATCCTCGTTGGAATCATCGACCATTGAATATTGGAGAAGTTACCGTTTGCAACGTTATTCTGAGCAGCTACGCCAATTCCAGATCCACCAGAAAGCGCTGCCTTGTAAGGGCCCATTACATTGATCAGTGAATATCCGCCAGCAACCGGGAAACCGACAGCACCTGCTGGACCGAAAATACCACCAGGTACACTTCCTGCCCAAAAATTAGTGTAGCAAGTAGCTCCGGCTGTAGGATGACTAACTTGAACCGCAGATTTCAGAATATACTCACCATTACGAGGAGGTAAGAGTGTGCTAGCAACAATATTGGTCCAAGTATTCAACACAGCTATTTGTTGATTAGCTGCTGAGAAACCTATGTACTCAGTACCGCCAACGAATTCCCACTTATAAGTAGATCCAGATGCGCTGTTATAACGGAAATGCCACATGTATGCCGGATTGGAAAATGAATCCGTTAACAATACTTCCATACCATCATAAGGTGTCGTCCACGGTGCCGAGTTAAGAATTGACGCAGCACCAAAGGCTGGTCTTTGATCAATCAAAATCCATTGAGTACCATCCGATATCCAAGTACCAAGTGCATCGGTGGCAAAATAAGTAGTCCCTGGAAACACTGCATTAGCCGCTGGACGAGCTGAATAAACACCCAAACGATGAAGCTGAGATGGTGGTCCATACTCTAAGGGTACCCAATCTGTGATATTAGGATCAGCAATCGAACTGGTCCAAGGCTTTGGTGGAGCAATAGTAGGGCGAACACCCATGTATGTGCCACCATCAGATCCAATTACAATATCGCCATCTGAATACATGTGATTAAGCGGCATAATTCCAGCAGTATCGACCAGCCAAACATCACCAGAAACTCCGGAGTTCAATCCAAGTAAGATATTTGTACCAGCTCGATCCGATTGAACTGGAGTTCCAGTTGCTTGTACAACTTGCCAACTAGAGGTAAGAACGATACTACCGAAAAGCATTCCTGCGCCAGGTTGCGAGCCACCAGTTTCATTTGATTGGAGAGTTACAGTCTTACCGATCGTACTTCCAACACCTTTAACTCTAATCGCCGTTGTATACGGAATTTTAGGTAGAGATCCGGTATAAGATAAGCCAAGACAGTTAGCCCCACCACCAGCTCCCGTATGCGTTATTTGCATACAAGCTGATCCAGAATAAAAATCTGTTGTGATCCGCGCAAGAGCAGTATTTCCGGAAACGGTCCAACCACTTAGATCAGTTTCGAAATCATAGTTTGCATTCAGAGGAGGCGCATATGCTCCATTATAAATTAAATCGATACCTACTGGTCCCCATTTTAGTCCAGCAGATTGACTCGAATCAGCAAGTAGTACCGTACCATTTGCTCCAACTGGTAGACGAACAAGTGTATCGTTAGCACTTGCCGCCAACAAATCACCTTTTACATCCACGATAGAACTTGGAACACCCGCAGCACCTGTTGGACCCTGTGGGCCTTGAGGACCAGTTGCACCGGCTGGACCCTGAGGACCTACAGGACCAAGTACAGGACTGCCATCTGTGTCAACCCAAATATCTCCTACAGTGGTTGGCTCTGTGGGTGCATTTGGTTGTTCATAAACTTTAATAACATCAGAACTTACAACCCAGATAGTTCCGTTCCACCATAAAAGCTGATTTTTGACGGTATCGTAGTACATCTCTCCGACGGTCGGAGAAGATGGAGCAACAGCAAGTCTCGGTGTCTTAAGTCTTCCTACGATATCCGGCATTATCCAATCACCGTGACCCGCTTCGAGTTAGCAGTGATCGTTGCACCGTAGGTAACCGTCACGTCTCCATTTGCTGCCACTACAATATCGGGAATTTCAACAGCACCGCTAGTCTCGTCTTGGACCTGGACGAGGAGGCCTCTTGTAGAACGGAGTCCATGTGTTGCTTGAGTGAGAGTAATCGTAGTGCCGTTAGAAGCAGGCCCCAAAACGCTATAATACCCGGCCGCTCCCAAACCTGTCTCACGACCGGCCTTTTGCGTAGTTTGTCCAGTACCACCGTTGGCAACAGGAATGGCAGAGCCGTTCCAAACACCCGTAGAAATAGTTCCAAGAGTTGTAATACTAGATTGACCAATATAAGTAGCGGCGATATCAACGGTATCAGCTCCTACAGTGATGCGATTAGCTGTTCCACCTACATCCAAAGTATTGGCTGATTTTGTAAGACCTGCGCCAGCAATGATCATTCCTGCGCCGGAGAATTGAGTCCAAGTAATTGCAGTCGTGCCCAAAGTTCCGCCTGAATCGGAAGTACAAGTCCAACCTGTATCGGCTTGGACTGTACCTTGCTCGACCCAAACATAGGCACTCGGAACCTCGGCCCAAGTATCTTGATCTGCAGCTCTAGTCCAAGCACCGGCCGCTACGACATAGATACCGTTCTGAGCCTGTGTAGTCTGATCCTTGACCAAGATACGGTCACCTGCAACAAGGGATATACCATCGACTGTCTGAGCGCCAGAAAGCGCTAGATTGGCTGTGGATGCTGCCTTGACTGAAGGATGAGAATCCAAGCCTTGTGCGAAAGTATCGACATAGTTCTTGGTTGCGGCTTCTTGAGGATTGAGCGGATCAGCCACATTTCCTAAACGCTGGCTGTTAATGTTCACAACTGCCACTGGTGGATTAATTGCATCCAGAGTTCTGTTACCCGGCATTGCCTGTTGGGCACCAGATCCCAATGTACGCATAGACGCTACGCCAACGGCTCCATCCTTGTTGGCAGCATTCACATCAACATCAGTGATCGCACCTGCTGCAATTTGCGGAGATGTAGCGGTTCCCGCCAGATCACCTGAAAGTTGAATAGTACCGAGAGACGTAGTCGTCGCAGGCGGAGTAGCTGCTACACCTCCCTTGGCAGACTGCCATGCTGTACCGTCCCACCAATATAGGGTATTGTCTCCGGTATTGTAATACAACTGACCCGTCACCGGAGAAGACGGTGCAGACCCAAGCTGATGCGCTCGAATATTACGCGCCTCATACTTGGAAAAGTCAAGTGATGCACCGAGAGTAGGCATCAGCTGAGATACGCCTTCCCCGAAGTCGCGGCACCAAAAGTAACGGTTACCTGATTGAAGCTGTCATAATGAACGTTCGCAATCAACTCATTATCACCGCTATCTACAACAGTAACAGCTGGAAAATATCCAAGCGAATGGACGATTACCCATGTGGCGGATAGCACAGATTGTGTATGAACGTAATAATATGGGGGATTGTATACCGGAGGAGCATCTGTATCAATCCAAATAGAACCTAATTCGATAGGTTCAGTAGGAGCGTTAGGTTGCTCGTAAATATCAACTACACCAGCTGGTCCTGGAGGACCTGGAACTGTAGATGCTGGACCCGTAGGTCCTGGAGGACCTGTAGGACCGGCTGGACCTGCTGGACCCGGAGGGCCAGGTTCACCACGCATAGGAGTGACAAGTTGCATGTCTTCATTTTGACCAGGATTTAATGATAACAATCCGGATTCAACTAGAGAAATTCCAATATCAAACCATTCTCCATTATCTACTTTTGTAGAAATCGTGTATCGATTCCACGTGTCTACCTGATCAGCTTCGTAAATATATAGATCATCTCCAGAATTTAAAAGTCCAAGTCCAATGGCCGCCCGACCTTGTTGATCATATTTAGAAGCGTAAAATTTGGTAGCTGTTGAAACTGATCCGTTCATTTTCATAAACCCATGACCGGGATCACTAGAATCAGTAGCTGTCTTCCATTTGTACAAATATGAAGCAAGAGAAGCCCCAGTAGGACCAGGGGGACCTTGTGGTCCAGTTGCACCAGTCTGTCCTGGCGGACCTTGTTCTCCTGGAGATCCTACATTAGCTGCCATCAACAAAATGACATCTGGGATATTGAATACGGAAACATCAATTTCTTCTAGATTAGAAACTTGGATTTGAACCTCTTTGGTTTCAACTATTACATCCTGAACATTCATCTCGTTGGATACCAGAACATCCATATCCACAATAGATTTGACCGACAGATATATATCCGATACATCCTTGACGAAGATGTCGGCTTCGTTAGTTTCGATCGTGACAATTACATCATCTAGTAACATCGGCAACACACTCCACCGAGCCTTGACACAGCGTTCGTGGTTGTGTAGTTGACGGTGTCCATTGAATATCCCATACGCCGGTGAACTTTCCAGCTTTTGCTGAAGGATGTAACACCAATTCTCGAGTTTGATCTCCAGTCAAGGAAAGAACGACAATTCCTTGATATGCGTCTACCATACTTGTGGCAAACTCAACGATAGGATCAGTATCTGTGAGACGATCCAGTCGAACTTGAGCATTCACTGAGCCAGTGATGTCGATAGGATCCTGGTTATTATCTTTGCATATTAATCGAAACTCGCACCCATCTCCAGCATACAGCGACAAATTTAAAACTTGAGGCTGGAGATTGATTTGACTTGCCATGATCCTCCCTTCATCACTTGCGAATCAATAGCTATGCAAAAAAATAAGAGTTGCTTATAGTATTCCTCCTATTATAATAGACGTTTTTTACGCTATCTAATAACTATTCTTCGTAGATAGCAAACTGCTGAAAAGTAGGTACAACGTAGGTACGATTCATGATGGACAAGATGAGATCTTCTTCGAGTAAACCATACTTTTTTGCACATTCGAAAGAATTTGGGCTAATATCACCTGTCTCCAAATCGATGATTGGCTCGTTGATAGTATTCATTCGAGGATATCGGAACTGGTGGTTGTACCTGATAGCAAACCATCTAGGACGCCACATAAGGTTCTCTACGGCGTTGTTATGCCTATCCCCATCTAGATTAATGGGTGTATCAAACGGGGGCTCAGGAGGGCTTAGAAAGGCTTTGGCGACCAAAAGTGGCACAGATCGATGTTTCTGCACGCCATCTTGCATAATGCCTACCTGCACGAGGCCAAATTGATTCTCCGAGAGATTCAAGATTCTTCCAGTTTTGTTAGTGCGAACCCTCCCTCGATTACTGACGCTGTAGTCCGGGAACTGTTCTATGACTCGCCACTCTTCATCCTCAAAAAGCGTCATCTGTTCCATCATTCTCCAAACTTTAAAAAGCTCTTGGGAAAAGCGCGGGCCTTGCGGAAGAGGGGGTAAAAAATTTTGCCAAGATTTTTGGGGAAAAACTTTTTCATATGAAACGCGTAATATCTAATGTTGTCTATTTTGTAAACAAGTTACGCGTACAGTAGGGAATTAGCACAATATAAAAAAGTTTTGGAGAAAAATCTTGGCAAATGTAAAATCAGATATTGGCATCCCAAGCGCTTTGAGAAAAGATTCTATTTGCAGGGAAAAAGTGTCTTGAAAAAACTCCTGAATACAGCGTAATAGCTAAAAAATTTGCCAAAGAAAAATCTTGGCAAAAGATTAATATCTAAAAAAGGGCTGAAAATCGGCTAAAAAAGTGATGCTCGAAATTGGCCAAAAAAAATACTTATCGTCTCGCTATTATTACCAACTGACCCTTCTTTTACCCCTCTTTTCAGCTATTACCCCATTTGCCAAGATTTTTGCCAAGATTTTTTTGGGCACTTTTTTCGAGCATATCGAGTGGGAAACTGGCCGCGTTGAAGTTCTTTTTAGCGCTCAAACTCCGCCAGATTGCCTTGTCGATAACGCTCTTACTTTTCAGGACGTAGTAGTACAGATCTGTGAACGGGGTGTCCATTCTGTCGATCCGTCCGTGCGCCTGCTCCCAGTTCTTGTAGGAATATGTCAGGGAGTAGAATGAGATCGTATCGGTCTCCGTGCAGTTCCAGCTCTCCGATCCTGCCACGTATTGTACCAGATAGATCCAGCTGTCGCCACTTTGGGGAATATCCTCGTGCTTGTGCCCATTCCATTCCGCTACCAGAACGTCTTTACCCAGAGCTCTCAGCAATTCTAGCTCATAGTCGAAGTTGTAGAATATGACCTGTCTCGGATGCTTCTCGAGAAGTTCCTGAATTGTACGGACGCGGCTAGGATCACTGTTGATGATCTTCCTCAAGACCAGGAACAGCTCTGCGATGTCTCTGATCGGGCGGTTCTGGTAAATATGCCAGCGGTTTTTGACCACACTTTGTACAAGCTCTTCGTTGTAGTCCACTGTGCACGTGAAGGAATGTCTTACAGTTGTCTTTGGGTACGGCATGTGTACCAATATCTGGTTCTTCAATCTTTCTAAACGGTGAGTGCCCAGATACCGATCTACTTTGGGGAACTTGGAGAAGGGTTTGTACATCACATGCTCACGCTTGAACTCTGTACGATTCTTGTAGAACCCGTTAGCGACGAACACGGGAATATAGTCCATCCACGTATCCCCTGGGGTCGCGCTGAGCAGGATCCAATTGTTACCCTTCGCGATCTGGAGAAATGACCGCACCCATTTGCCACTACCTACCAGCCTTTGCTCGTCGAAAATGAAGAAGGCATCCTCCACGTTCTTGTACTTGTCGATGTTGTTCCAGCTGTCGACAGTGAGAATCCCCCTTGTCGTGGCATCCGCGTGCCTACCGATACCGACTCTTGCGAACTCCTTGTTCCAGTCCAGGGAGTCTCTTTTCTTCGCAGTAGTTATTACGTAGATATCGATGTCGTGGAGATTCTGAACATAGTAGGCAACGGCAACCCGAGACTTACCACTGCCTACACCACCCCACAATATCTTTCCGTTCGCCATCTCTCCAAGAGCTTTCTCCTGGTGAGACTGAAGGTCGAGCATTGTCAGCTGATGCCTAATTAGTTCTTGATAGTTAAGGATCATGTTCTTGTTATTCCGTAGCGGGAAGCGAATCTTATGAGATCTTCTGGTCCTAGTATCACGACGTCCCATTCCTCGAGACCGGATCCTGACGGCAGGTCTTTCTCGAAATTCTTGTAAATAGGCTCGTCGTTGAGGAGTCTCTGTATGTTCTCCTGCTCGAGACCTATGACGAGAAGTTTTCGTTCACCACTCGTCGATGTTGCGATGAACAAGTTAAGACTCCCTTCCCACCCACATCCATTCACCGAGAGTATGAGTGAGATCTCGAGGATCACCGTTTACACGTACGAAATAAACCCATGGGAAATTCTCGATCAGGAATATCGTTATCATTCTTTTTCCTCTTCGAACGGTACAATATCCCAGTAGTTTCGAGCCAACTCGTACATGACTTGTTGCTCAGTTTTCTCAGTGCGAATAGCCATCTCTGCGATCAATTCACCGAATTCGTCCGAGAGTTCCTTGTCTGTCTTGATATTATCGTTCGAACCCTCTCTATACGGTTTGGGTAACTCCATCCAAGCCAGTACCTCGTGCCGAATTGCCATTTCGATCCCCAGATGGGGCATTCCCGTGTACCGACGACTCCACCACCAGGGTACGAGCGCGTCGGAGTTGTACCATGCCTCCGAGACCCAAAGGTTACCACGTATTCTTTTTCTATCTTTTCCCACACGAGAGGATCCATCTTTCCATGTGATCAAGTAATATCCGGCTTTTCGAGGACGATTGGAGGGTCTGTATTCTTGCCACTCCATTATTTACTCCTCAACGAGGTCATGTAACGATCGTTCTTACAAAACGGGCATCTCCAAGGAGTGATCGAGGTATCTGGCTTTACTGTCGAGATCCGGTGGCAGTTGTTACATCGCACGTTGGGCCAAGTGGGAAATAGATATGTAACCTTTGCCTTTCTCATTCCGGCTTAGAGGGCTTTGTGACCAACGTCGTTTGTTCGGACGCGGAGATCATCGTCCCCTCTTCGAGAAAATATCCCTGGATCCTATCCAAAACCTGTGCGACGTTTTGGGCTTGAGGATTGTCCTCTTTCGACAAGACTATGATCGCCATCTCGTTTGCGCCCAGAAGCCGACCTATCATGTATGGCGTATGAGGGTCGTCCGAAATCTCCGACCAATTCCTGGGCCTCCGTCTGAACAAGCTCATCCGGCCAGATCGCTGTTCGACCCTCTACCCAAAGAGCGACCCCTCCCTTGGCCAAGTCTGTATCCGTCGAGTCTAGCCACGTCCTCACGAATCTCTACTATCCTTTCTTTTTCCGAAGAAGTGAGACCGCCAAAATATACTCCTGAGATAGGAACAGTGATTATTCCTGCCTCGTTTTCTGTAAGCCTGTAGACCTCTCCATCCTTATTCATCTTTCTTATCCCTCCAGTCGTCCGGCTGGTCTGGAAGTCCCCAAATATCCGCTCGGTGCTGGCGAATCAGAACGAGCATTTGCGCAGACATCTCTTCGTAATGCTCTGGATCTCTCTCCTTGAAGAACGAGACAATCGCCGCATCATAGACCGCATTCATCGAGGCACCGATCATATTAATAGCTAAATCTCGAGTTTCTTCGGGGGTGATTTGGAATCTTGCTTCGAGAGCTCCGTGGTCGTCCAACTGTCTGAATTGCACCCAGGGCATACCGTCAACAGCCGATACGATTCCTTGCACTTCGATACGGGCCATGTCTCTCCTAGATATCGGATTCCCTCGTGATCGTTATGGCTGCTATCTTCGACTTACCTTTACACATGTACTGGAGAAGAAGCTCTGCATTGTCGATGAAGAAATTCGAGATGTTGTGACCAGCATACTGACCATGCCAGAATTCCTCATAGGTGATCGGAAAAGCGATAGGCATTCCGAGCTCTATGGCTTTCTTCGAGATTCGATACGCTTCGTTATGATTTCTGACTACGATATAGCTGACCTCTCGACGATTCTCTGCCTCGTAGCAAAGCTCTATCAGCTTGTTCGTACGACCGGTTTGCCTGGCACCGATGATGATCTCCATTAGTCGCCTTTCAAACTAATAACTAATTCGGATTTGATCGCCTTTCCGTATTCGAAGAGAGCAATTTGCAGCTTTGTAATATCCCGGTCTCTCCAGTCCTGACCTGCTACTTCCTCTACAAAAGCGAAAGCTAAAATCCGAGAAGCGAGACCTAGTTCACTATTTGCCTCTTCGCTGTCCATCTATTTCTTTGCTTCTTCCAGTTTTCCACCGGCGTCCGGATATCTTTGGCGAAGCTCGTCGTCCACACGCTGCACCGAGTCGATCATGCCGATCAGATGGTTGTCTGTCACGATCGCATCCGTCCAGATCGTGATCACCCAAGAATATACGCCAGCGGCAGTTCTACGAAGCTCGATCGACCCACGACCTGGAACAGGATCTCTATATGGTCTTACAGTCTCATTCGCCACGACGTCTCCTAACTAATATCTAATTTGGACGTTCTTCTTGCCAGACCACGATATAGCCCGAGCCTTCGCAAACTTCACAGAACCGTACGGGCGCAAGCAACAGACCCTTGTCACAGTTATCGCATTCTTTCTGCCAGCAGGTCAGTCCGGACGGATATTCGAATCTTGTCCATTCGGTTGTGCTCACCCGCGTGTGATCCTTTCGGTTACGTATGCGATGAACCGAGGATCTCTGTCGTTCTTGATTGTCATGATGCGAATTATCGCAGCAGCTTTACTTGCTGTCATACGCTTTCACCTTCTCTAGAGGAATACGATTGAGAATGGCTTTTTTAGGGATAGCCAATGCTGCGCCGACACGATCCGAGCCTATTGACTGGAGAATAAGTACGACATCAGGCGACTCTTTGAATATGAATCCGATTGATTGCTGACTGAGTCCTTGTTCTGTCATACAATCAGGATCGATTTGATCTGGATCAATCCACATTTCTCCGCCAATTGAAGCGCTATCGATCCATGTTATCAATTCGATCTTTTTATTATTGTTCACCCCATCAAACTGGTCTCCAATCGACTTTACCCACGAATTCCGCCGGAGATTTTCTCTCTACGAGACGGGTGCGTCCTTCATGTCCATGAATTTTCTCTGCGTCTGAAAATCTCGAGTAGACGATCACATTTGGGACATCTGCCGTATACCCGTAGAAGCTGACAGCAGTCCATCCGGTATCGAATACGACGACTTCTGCGACAGGACCTGTTCCACTCACTCCGGAAACGTCCTCGTCACGGATCATCTCGTATAATTTCAAACGATGCCTCCTGTGAGCATGGTTTAAAATACCCCGGGGATCTGTCCGCACCAACTCAGGAAAGTTTGGACAGATTTATCCCCCGGGGTTTTTCTGGATTCCATCTACTCTTGGATACCCCAGCACCCGCCGAGCAGATTTTCTCCAGAATCCTACGACTCTTGAGCTACAGGCCAGGGTTCGGCGTATACCTTACCCTTGAGAATTTTCTCGATCTTGTCCACAGTTTCCTGAGGATGACTTTCCTGCGCCAGAATCATGATTGCTGACTCGATTCTGTCGACACGTTGGTCGATCTGAAGCTTGCCGTCTCCCACTCTATTTCCCCCAATCAGATACATCCGTAGGATGTTTGCGGCCATTGCTGTCGCATGAACGAGATAGAATATCCGTTTCTCGCCCATTCGTGCTCGGCAGCAAGTTTTTGCTCTGTTGCCGAATAGTTCCGTGGATCGCCATTTAACTCGCCCCAACCCCAGGTCATTTGTAGTCCACCATAATATGGACCCGCCGGATTGTAGCCAGTAGCCCAATCACCTTCTTTGAGATGAATGCACTCCCACATTGCATCATGCGATACGACTCCGCTCACAACGTGTTGCGCAGGTGGATAAAGAACACGTTGAGTTTCCGAAAGCTCACGTTTGAGAATGGGAATCCAAATATGAGCTTTACGCAGTTCCTTATGAGCGATCTTTCGATTACGCATAGATCCATGTTTTAGCAACCATGGGTGATTATCAAAGAAAGTAACGGTGCCTACATACCGGTGAAGCGAGTGAATCTGCCGGTGCTCTCTCTTGTGTAGCTGTGTAGTTGTCGCAGAATATGACGGCGCGACAATAACGAGCATAGCAATGAGGGTCACAAGCAGTCTCATGCGATACCTCCAAGATGGGGAGCAAGAAAATGCTCTCCGGCGCAGGCATAGAGACACGTCGCACTTCAGGGCGGAAGTAAATCGTGCTTTGCTTATACCTTAACCTTGTATAGGGAAGCCGCCCCGTGTAGGGGCACCCATGGCTTTGACGCCGGAGATCTTTCAAAGACTAAAAATGTAAATCACATGCCCGCTCTGTAGAGAACTGCGCCAACAACGAACATAGTCGCGCCGATTCCCATGAGACTACCGCCCCACATCCGATACTCCTTGGCAGCCATTTCAGCCGTCTTGTTGATGGTAGTCCGATTGATTATCGGAGGCTTAACGGCTGCCTTAGCGAGCAGCTCTTCGTACTTCTCGATCGAGATCTTGACGGTCCCATCACTCGACGTCTTGACTTCATTGATGTTGGTAACTACTTCGGGCATGTACTCTCCTTACCTACAGTTTAAATTAATGTGAGCATCGCGTAGCCGAGTGCGTTTCTAAGCGGGCCCATTTCTTCGGCCTACCATGCTCTCTCACGTTTGCCGTTAATCCCGCCCGTGAGCTGCGCGCGCAGATTGCAGATTCTCAGACTACTACAATCTGACTCAATGTCCGTGAGTGGTCGCTTTACCCCACTGTCCTCATATGCTCTGAGACGGACAATTTCTTAATCCTCGTAGATTCCTAGCCTACTACGAGGCCTTAGTTTGTCCGTGCGCGATTAGGATTGAGAGACAGCACCGGGAACTCAATCCACGTCTAGGACGGACATATCTTAGTCTCCAGTCCAGCTGCAATGCCTGACCGGGTATCTACCTATTGCGGTTTCCCCTATCGGCATTCTTATTCTCTTGCTGGCAAGCACTGAGCGTGCTAGCAGGAAGCACTCAGTGTTACCTGGAGACTAAGTTTTGAACTACGACGCCTTCTCTCCGGTGAAGAGCGCGTGCTCGTAGCCGGGCACCTCGTTCAGCATCTGACTCAGCTCGATCTTGTCCTGAGTCGTCAGCTCCTTGAACTCCGGGATATGCACCTTCCGGCCGTGGGGAGGCGCGCCGAAGAATTCGATTGCGGCTTTCACGAACGACTTCTGCTCCGCCATTTTCACACCTCCCCTCTAGGTTTCGATCAATAAGGATCTTCCAGCTCGTCTACAAGGTCAAAATTTGCTTGAAATGCCTTAGTTGTATAGACCTTGTATCCGCGCTCAGTGTAGAGAATCCAGTCTCCCACGAATGCCTTGGTCTGCCTCGGATTCTTTGGGTTATGCACACGCACATGGATATACTGCTTATTCGGCTGAATAGGCGCCGATCTGTCTACTGGTGACTCATCGATATTGCCGATCTCGCCAAAACACCATCTAGCGATATCGCCAAAGTTCTGCTCGGTCACCTGAACAGCATCCACGAATAGCGGCTTTCGGACATACTTGGTAGTAATGCTTGTATTTTCCATGTGTCCTATTCGTTTCGATTTCGGGTTATGCCAAGGAAATATCCAAAAGCAATACTGACCAGAACCACTATAGATGTTACGATAATCGTTACTATAACAGCGATCATGCCTGATCTAGCTGATTATACTTTTGCTCCAGAGGATCTTCTTCGATTGTGATGTACATGCTCTGAAGATATGCTTTGACGCCGCTCTTGTTGTTGACCGTCCATTCGTAAGGGCGGACGATCAGATCGACATTGATGATATCTGCCCAATCGAGCAGTTCGACCTGATCTTCGTCGAGAGTGGTGCGTCCCCGAGACGTGACAAGTACAATTCGGGGAGGACGAGGATGGAACTTCACGGAGACAGGCAAATATGCCTGAGGACTTTCTTCTTCATCTTCGTTGCGAGGCTTCAACCACTTGACGTTCCAGTTGTCCTCTGTCATCGCCGTTGCGACTTTCTCATCGAGAAGAACCGCGAAGTTACGGTCACCCTCGCGATTGTACTGGCCTTCCTTACCCGAGAAGTTACGGAAGATGATCCGAACACCTTCCATCAAGACTGTGTTATCGTTGACTGGCATAAGTCCTCTTCAGGTGGACCCCCATCTTCTGGAGAACACGGAGATCGTTCTCATCGGGGATCAATCCGTACCTGTCCAGAAGAGAGCCGAAATATTCATCCATCTTCTCGTTCTCTTCCTTTTGGTTTTGCCATGCCTTTCTGAACGTCTGGCTTATGCCGATCAAACCGAGATTTGAAACAATCATCACGGTAAGGAGAAACTTTAAACGATTATTGCTGAACATTAGGCAACAAGCTCCTCGTAAGATCCGAACTTTTCGATGGTCTTTACCGCGTCAGCTTTCAACTTCTCGAAATATGACATGTCGATCTTGAGATCATCCATGGATTGAGCGATCTCAGCTTCTATCCATTTGTATCCCTTGGTGCCCGCTACCGCATAATACTTTTGATCTTTGACGCGATAGAGGGTTCCTCCGCCTTCTTGAACAGGTACGAACCTGCCAGTGCGCCCAAGATGCCGCATCCGATGAAAATCAAGCGCTTCATCATCTTCATGCTCCTCTCTGTCTAGATACATAGTGCCTTGAACCACATTTTTACTCTCACAGAAATCGTCAAAGCTCAGTTCTTCACCTGAGAACAGAGTCTTGAAGATATAAGGGTGTTGGAATTGGGTTCCTACGGCAGTCCAATTATCACCTTTACGAGCTATATAGACGGCATCGTTCACGAGACAGAGCTTGTCGTACGTGATTTCGTGTTCGAAGTCATAGCCGTAACGCTTCCCGTGTGCCAATATGAAGGCGATTGCCCCATTGTCGATATCAGGAATCTTCACCGAATCGGTCTTGATGTGAACAACTTTGATGCCCTTGTCCATCAGGTCGTGTTTGAGATCTATCATGTAGAGAGCTCCACGCTTGGCTACGATGTTATCCTTGTTACGATTGTCACGGAAGGGGTTGGGGAATGAGGCACTTGTCAGTCCGTAGACGATGTTGATAACAATCTTCAAAGCATAAGCCAGCTTGTCTGCTCCATCTTCATTCTTCAAATATGGCTCTAGACGACCATCGAACATCTTCCTTGCCTTGTCGAACGCTTTCTGCTTGATTGCAATCCGAGCTTTCTTGAGCTCACTATAACGTTTGGTGTACTTCCCAAACAAATTTAGAATCTCGATAGTGGTAGGATGCATCGAAGCAATGTCCAGCAAGCCAACGTTGTTGTAGATTCCAGGTTCGGAATATACGTATCCACCTTCTCCGGGTTCTTCTCCTCGATAGAGGCTTTTCCCAGCATCGAAGGTATAGCCTGGAAATTCCTGACTCAAGTCCGTATAGACGAAGTATTGTTGCGGATTCTTCTCATCCTCAAATATGATCTTTGCGGAATGTCTTTGAGTGGTATCGTTGATACTCAATCCACTTAGCTCAGCCAAGATTTGACGAGCGACGAAATCTTCCCAACGATCTTTGAGCACAGCTTCGGTTGCTCGAACATCGTTGACGCAATATTCGACAACTCGTGGCCAATCTTTCTCATCGACAGGCTGATCCAATGGTAAGTCCAACTCCATATGATGTATCCCTAGATCGATCTCGAATTTCTTCAAGCCCTGTTTGATCGAGCTGAAGTCCCAAATATCGGCGTAGGACAAATTATACGCCTGCGCGAACATCGCATTGCGATTGTTTTCTACGACGATTTTTCTTGTCAGTGTATAGAGCTGATCGATTGTGTAACCCATCACTGCAGCATAGAGAATATGATTGTCGAAGCGTCTGTTGTAGAAGCCCACCAGCTTCATCTTCGTTAAAGCTTCGACTTCAGATCTTTTTGGGTTGATCATTCGAACAACGTCATCACTTCCAAGAAATTTCCAACAGATGACAAAGAGGTTGGGATAAACCTCGACGTCAAATATGACCATGCGCTCGTCGTCAACATCCAAAACAACATCGGATTCAAGCTCTGGCTCTGATTGGAAACGCATTGTCTGAACAATCTTCAGACAGGTAGATGCTTGATTGGTGCTGTTGTTGGCGAATGCCATGATTCGAGGACGCATGTCACTTACGTCGTATTTCAATTTGTCGTTATAGGCTTCCTCCAAAATATGGTAGATGAAATCGATGGAAGGCTTGGTACCTGGATGGATCTCTTTCTTGAGATTCCGTTCGATCAGCTGCCTAAGGCCTTTTTCACTTTTGATAGTTTGAACCTTAAGCATCTTCTCCTTCTTCTGTTTAAGAGGGAGCCCACTATTGATCGTCGCTATGGCTACTGAATTACACTTCGATAGTGCCCGACGTAGAGATGCATCCCCCGTGAATACCTTGATCTCGATGCCGTCTGAGTAGACTGGTGCCAGTTCTGAGGGATTTCCTTCATAATCATAGTGAAGGTGTATGCCTTCGCCGGATTTGCTGATCTCGGCATAGGTAGCTGGCCAACGGCTAGCAGCTTCCAGGTTCCTTTCAAGGCTGTTCTCCCCGTTTATGCCTTCCAAGTCGAAATCGATGACGATATGTTTCCTCGGTACTTTTACGAAATGCAACTTCGATGTATCGAGATCCTCAAGTTTGGTCTTTACATTGGCCCATTTCAGAGTTGGAGCTTCGTCCTTTCTTGCATACTGAGCTGCTCTCTTTGCCCACTCAATATCTAAAAGAGACTCGGTTTCGTCCATCACTAGAGAAAAAGCCTGAGCATCTTCACCTTTGTCCACGGGCATCTTGAATTTCTCAGCATTGAAACCGGAGTAGTAACTTCGGACCTTTTCTCCGTCCAAGTCGAACTTGTCTTTGAACTCGTCGAAGTAGTTACGAAGCTCTTCACGCATCTTGTACTGAGGAAGAGGTCTCTCTATACCGCTTTCTGCACAGAATTCCTTGTAGAACGCATATGCCTGCTTCAAAGTCGTATAGTTCTGAGACTTGAATACATCGTAGTAAGCCTCGATGAAATTGAAGAAGATATCCGTTTGGAGCATCATCTCGAGTGGGCGATAGGCGTTGTAAAAGTTCTTACCCATCTTCAAATATGTCATGAAGCAATGAGAAGCTATGGCGCCCAACTCGAAGTCGATACGATCCAGAAGGACTTGGTAATGCCGTACAGGAATTCTGACTCCAGTCGGATGAATATCGATCAACCTTCTAATGATTCCCGATTTGGCATCGGTGATCTTGACTGGTTGATTCGAACCAATGAACAAGAGCGCGTCCGCCCTTGACGTGTAACTCGGCTTGTATTTCTCGTTCATCAACATGTATTCATGCGAGACGATAGAATTCAGCCGAGTATTATCTTCTAGTTTCGATAAATCGCCGTCATGCTGTATGGCGACCAATGGGTTGTGTTTGAAGGCTTCCGTA